AGCCTGTGTTACAGTCGCCTGTGTTCCTGTAGCCTGTGTTACAGTCGCCTGTGTTGAATAGTCCAGTATTTCCATTTACCATGCCTTTCATAGTAGCTAATTCATTGCCCGTAATCTCACGAACAATCTTAATATGGTCACTTCCGCATTTCTTTCCGTCTGTCACTTCTTCGCCTAAAACCTCGATTTCAAAAAATCTGTTCAGTTCCTTTTCATTGCAAGAATAGTGTTCGTGTACTTGTTGCAGACTGTCGCAATAGTGGAAAACCGTATCACTGCACAATTCCAACGGCTTTCCGTCATGTTCTATTTTGTACTCTTTGCCGATTTCAAACTGGAAGCCTCGGCATTTCATGTCTTTATCCATTCCTTTAATTTTCATTGTTTACCTCCGTAATTGACCTGCATCCTGTTTAGGTCTTTGATATCTTCGTAAATCGCCAATATCTCGTCTCTGATTTCCCGAAACGGTATCTTTTCGGCAATCTTCGGCGTTTCTTCAATCTTCCATCTAGCTCCGTCTTTATGCCGTAGTATTGCAAACTCTTCACCGTCCATTATGTAAATAGTCTGACTGTCTGCAATGCTTTGTACGGCGTAAAAATCGAAGTAGGTTAAATATGTGTTCCAGTCACGCCGGCACTTGAATTTATAACGTTTCATTCTCCCACCATTTACAAACTATACAAGCATCATGCGGAAAATCTCCTACCATCGGACAATCTCCGTTACAACAAACCTCGTCTTCCAGCCATTTGCATTTTGGGTCTTCCGGCTTTTCTGCGCCTGTTTCTCTTTTGAAGAATCTGCACACCGAGCATTCATACTCGCATGTGCAGCTATCGTCCAGATTGAACGTACAGGCATTGTTTCCGTTTAGGTATCTGCTCATTGTTTCAACATCCTTTCCATCTCCATGAAATCGTCTTTGACAAATTCTATTGTTCCGGTTTCGCCTAACTGTATGTACATCGGCAGTCGCAAAGACTTTGGAAGCATTGATTCTTCCCTCGAGACCCTTGTCACCTGTTCATAAACCATCCGGAACTGCGCTCTGCATACTTCTTCGTTTTCGCTCATACAGATTGATTCCCACCCCATGCGCTTAACTGCGTTTTTGGTGTTCTCATCGAAAAAATCCATCGCCCCAGGTTCATCATACATCCCATACAGACTAACCGCCCGTTTGACTTTATGCCATCCGTCTGACCAATCGAATGTCGCATCTTTTCCGGATATCTTGATTGTCTGCTGCCTTATATCGGCTACCGTCGGCGGGAATTTATTCGTCTGAACGTGTCGCATAACCGCTATTTTTGCGTCCTTGTAGTCGATATCTCCAATCGCGCTATACCAGCAATCTAAGGCTTCGTTCGTCGGTAGAATATTATCCCTTGGATAAAAATTCTTTATCACTGCCACAAGGCTTATAAATTCGCCTTTTGTCATGTATTCGCCCACCTTTCTAGGGTGTCATAAGTGCTTTTCATTTCCTCGATGCGTGTCTGCCGCTTGATTTTGTCCCATACAATGCCTTGGTATTGGCTTGCTATGGACTGGTCGATAATCTCGATAACGGCAGCATCGCCATGTTCTTTCGCTTTCTCGGAGATTTTCCGTAGAAGCGTATTCAATCCAATCGGCTTGTACGGCTGTCTGCGTTCGTGCTTATAGGCAATCCAGCGGTTCACTGCTTCCGACAATTCCGGCGAAGCTTGGACAAAAAACCAATCCGTTTCGGGGTTACCCTCGCGCGCGCGCGCGTCTTGGTTTATTTTATTTATTTCTTTTATTTCCTTTATTGGTATGTTTGCTTTTTGACCGCTTTTTGACCGCTTTTTGACCGCGCTTTTTTCGGATTGTTTATTTTTTCCATTCTCTGAAACGCTGTATTTTTCAACGTTTTCGGATTCGCTTTTTGTTCGCTCTGTTTTCGCTGTTTTTTGTGGACTTAATTGGTACTTGTCGTAGTTGATAATTTCTATAAAAATATCTCTACGATTCGGCTTTTTGACGCTTACCATGTTCTGCTCACTTAGCAGCTTGATAAAGCTTTCCGTCTTGTGCCATGACCAACCCCATCTTGCGGCAAGGCTCGAAATATTCATTTCTACAACTCCGCGCTTCACAACAATTACCTCGTTGTGGTAGAGCCTTGTTTTGTCTTCGTAGTTGGCTAACTGAATTAAGTCCACCCACTCTTTACCGTACTTTTCCCATATCCAGTGATTGAATAATGCTCTGTCTAAAACTATGTATCCCATTCGATCACATCTACCTCGATTCTCGGATTCCCCGCATCAACGAAGAATTCATCAGTGAAGCCGATTACGCATCGCCAACCGTCCGCCTCAATCGTTCCGGCAGATACAAGCGCATCCAGAATGAATTTTTTCGCAAAGCAGATGTTGTCTAAATCCCTTTTGCGGTTCGGCTCGTACCACCGAAAGTTTAACTTCACTTTCCCGCTGAACCGTCCGATTTTCTGCTTACGGATATATGTCAGAATCAACGTTTCCGTTTTATTTTTCATCTGCGCTCCGACGAATTTATTTGTTCTGCAAGCCTTTGTGTAATCGTTCAGTCCTGCCAGTTTTCCGTAGATGATTAGCGTTCTTTTCCTCGGATCTCTTACTGTATGATATTCTTCCTCACTGTGTCCTACGTTCATATCTCACCTCTAAAATGGTACATCCTCGTCCAGTGCCTCAAATCCTTCCGGTACCGACGCTGAAGCCTTTGTAACCTCGCCAGTCTTTTCGCCCCATTCGAGGAATTCCACACGATCAGCCACAACATCTGTAGTGTATACTGTAGCACCGTCTTTGTTGGTATAGCTGCCTGTCTGGATTCTTCCCTGCACACCGACCAACCGACCCTTTGCAAGAAATCTTTCGCAATTTTCAGCCTGCTTTCCAAAGCAGGTGACCCTTGGAAAATCTGTCTGTTTTTCACTGCCTGCTTTCACAGGTCTGTCAATTGCAACCGTAAAAGTGCAAACTGCCATTTGTGTTCCTGCCGTGTACCTGACTTCAGGGTCTCTTGTCAGGCGTCCTATAAGTACAACGCTATTCATAGATAGTTCCTCCCGAAAATTCTAATAAATTCTTCTCTTGTGTGTGTTTCTTCAAATTTAGCCTGCGCCATTTCTTTTAGCTTCAGATCTAATCCCTTATCAAAATGTGCGCCCCGATCTCCTGTGTGATGCCGGAGACAAAGCCATACGGTTAAACCGTACTTATCAGCCTGTCTTCGGTTTGATGTTCCGTATAACACATGATGCAGCTGTAAATCTTGTGTAGTCCGGCACACAAAGCATTCTTTTGTGTCTTGCAAAATTGATTTAGCCATTTGAGTGCCCCCATTCTCTTGAAATCTGACCGTCAATAATTCTGATTTGCAACTTGATCGAATTGATCGCCTCTTGGTTTGCCTTATAGGTGGCTTCTGCAATATCTCGCTTAAATCTTGCTTCTGCTACCGCAGGAATACCATAAGCGGTCTTGTCAATCATTCCGATTGCCATACCATCATCGCGAAGTTTCAGGCACTCTTGCCGAAGCAAAACCTTATAGTCTCGCTCCGCTTCTGCATATGCCGTACCTGTCTTTCGAAGCATTTTGATTGACGTGTCAAGCTGCTGTGTTTTGGTTTGAAGTTCGTTCATTAAATCGAATCCGTTCACTTTTTCCCTGCGGTGATTCTCACATGTCCCGCCTTGCCTTTCTTGGTTACTTCCTCGCAATACTTTTTGTAAAGTTTAGGGTGTTCTTCCTTGAATTGCTTTTCGTTGAATTTTTTCTCTGTGGTCTGCTCTCCGTCCGGAACAAGCGTTATCTTTGTTCCGCTTGGCGTCGTCCACGTTTTGATGTTGTGCTTTTCCATGCCTGCCTTGAGGCTTGCCTTTGCGTCCTTGTACTCTTTTTCAATCTGCTTGTAGATTTCGATCTGCGATTCTAAAATGAGGACCTTATCTGCAATCTCAACGATCTCTTTCGGTTGGAATTCTTCTTCGGTCGTGAATGGATTTTCCATCAGTCTCATCCAGTCTGCACGGAAGCGTTCAACCTCTTCTTTGATGTGTTCTATGTATGCGGAATAGTCAGATTTTTTAATGTCGTAAACCGTAAGCCTATCTGAATTGAATTCTTCGTTGAAGTCTTCCGGTCTCTCATACACCGCCAAAATTCCGTTCTCATAGCCGTACATTTCAATTCCCATAAGCAGCTGGCAAAGGTAATAGTCGTAATCTTTGACATCCTCATGGATTGTGGAAGTGGTCTTTATTTCAAGAACCATTCCCTTGTCATAGTCCACGCCATCAGCGTGGTATCTAAGATAGCCGTTTATGATTTTCCCCTCGACGAATTTCGTTGAGCATTGGTCATTGATATAGGATCGGATTTGCGGTTCTAGCACATTACCGTATTCCGTATAGACGTTTCCGGCAAAAGACGATTCCTCAACTCCGGCTTTTTCTTTCAGAAGCTGCCAACGGGTCTTGAATTTAGAGATATTCAGAATCGCCGCGATGTCGCTGCCGCCGATGTATTTATCTCTATCCTTTGTTACGTCCTGCATTATTTACCCTCCAAATCTTTCAGAACCTCCGCGAAACGTTCTTCTGTCGTTGAGCCGTTCAAGCCGTAATCTTTTGCAACTTCTGCAAATGATAAACCGCTTTCCTTTAAGTAGATAATCAGCTTTTCGCGATAGGTCAGTTCGTTCGATTTTGGAGAAGATTTCTTCTTTTCAGACCCTCTTGTCTTTTCGGTAAATTCGTCCGTATCAGCGTCCTTTGTATCGTCAATGCAGAACAGCCCGTTTAAGGCATATTTTCTAGCGTAGGACGACGTTGCCCCGGTGATCTGCGAAGAATCCATTCCCTTTTTTGTCTCTTCTTCTCTAGCGTACGCTGTAACCGAAGCAGCTTCGGAACCGTCGGTTACTGTTGCCGTTGCTTTTACATAGTATCTATCTCCAATCATTACGATCTCATCAGAGATAGTCAGCTGCACACCCTCTTCGGCGCAAAGCGGCTTTACCGCTTCGAGAATGTCTTCGCAGCTTCTATATTTGTAATTGCCGAATTTATTAAACTGACCTTTTGGGGCTTTCAGTTCCTTTTGAATTTTTATTAGTTTATTCATGTTCATTCTCCTCGACAAAGTTTTTAATTATTATTTGAAGTAACTTTTCTGCGTTTACTTAGGAGCTGTTCGTCTGTATATTTTGTGTAATCGCAGATCGTTTGCAATATGGCATCAAAGTTTTCCTCCGTTACCTCTTCCTTAAGTTCGTATCTGAGCGCTTTAGTTATGAGTCCTAACTCGCCGAACAAATCGACTGCGTTTCCTCTAAGTTTAACGATTCCGTTTTTCGCTTTAATCATCGTATGTATCCATCCTTTCCTTGTTGCTGTCTAAGCAGTCTTGGCAAATTAACTTCTTTCCGAACCAGTATCCGTACTCACTCCGGATATGCTCGCCGCATTCAGAGCAGATTGGTCTGTTATCGTATGCGTGGGCTTTTTCGTATTCCCATCGCTCTGCATCAGAAGCGGGACTATCTGATCTCCATATCATTTTCTGTCACCGTCCATTTTCTGCAACATGTGGTTCATGTTACGAATTCTAGCAGTAATGCTGTCGCGCCATCTGCGGTACTGTTTTTCGTTCTCTGCGTAGAAATAGCCGCCCTTTTCATGTGCTATGATACGTTCGCCGTTGTGTCTAAGAACCTCAATCACAAGCCTTGCTGTCCTGTCGTCAACATCTAAGTGCCTTGCCAGTTTTTTACGCGTCACTGGATTCTGCTCGTTAGCAGACTTAATCAGTGTCATAGCTTGACTTTCTAGTGATTGTCTGTTATAGTTTTCTTGGTTATTTTGGAATTGCCCCTCGTGGGCGTTCCTTTTTTTATTCATTTCTCACCTCTACTTCTAAGCGTTTGACACCATGTCTCACAGCATCTTCGTGGCTGTCAAAGTAAATGTCTATGACGTTTCCCTTGACGGCTGAACCAGTATCTTGTGCTGTATAAACAGTGTCTCCGATTTTGACCTCTGTACCGAATGGGATAACGGAAGTATCAACAGCGATTGTCTTGCCCGCTTCGGCTCTCTCTCCGCTTGCTGTATAGACAATCTCTTTTCCGTTTTCGTCTAACGGACGGTTCTTTGCCCATATCGAACAGCAACGGACACAGCTACAATATGCTGTGATTTTGAATTCTCCGAGTGTTTTCCACTCTTGTTTAGGTTCTTGTTTTAACTCACGTTTTAACTCGACTTGGTGAGTTACATGTGACTTAGACTGTGCTTCCTCTAGGTCATCATGTCCGGCAAATCCCAGCATAGTTATGATTGCAGCTGTTACCAAGATACCGCCTAAAGGCTTTTTGATTTTGTATATGGCACCTAAGATGCCGCCGCCTGTTCTCCTATGCTTCTTCATGTTCCTGCCCCTTGACTAAGCAGAAGAATTTTACTCCGTTATAGACCGTAAATTCTTCTATGGGATATTCGCTATCATCCCTGTCTATTGTTTCGTATTCCGGAAACATTTTTTCAAAATATTTTCGACTAAGATGCACATAGTCCTCGTTAATTCCACATAAGCCGTTGCATTCATCGTACAGCTTTGCATAATCTTTCGCATACGCAGCTAATTTATCTTTCATTCTTTACCTCCTTTTTTTCATACTGTCGCCCTTGATTTCAGAACCGATGCAACGTCCGGTATGAAATACCGCTTTCCGACTTGCTCGAGATCATTCAGATACTTGTCTACGCAGTGTGGGTCTTTGTACCCCATGACCTCTGCCAACTCCTGCCGAGTGATAAACAAGGTCTTTGTAGACATCTTCATTTGTCTTATCAGTTCTTGTCTGTCCATTATTTCCTCTCTTTCAACAGCGTGTTGACTGTTACGCCTAAAACGTCAGCGACCTTTTGCAGGGTTGAAATAGTTGGTTCGCTTTTTGATTCCCATTTTCCAATATGACCTCTTGCAAGACCAGATTGACGTTCCAACTCTGAAATCGAAATGCCGCGCTTTTTGGCGTAATACCTAATGTTTTCGTAAATCATCATTTCTCCTTTCGTAATTTTTTGCTATAATGCTTTTGAGGTGATAACATGAAACATTGTTTCCATAATTTCGCTTATTGTAAGCGTAGCGCTATAATCAGCGCTGTTACTGATACCGCAAGGCTTGACAGCGAAAGCGTATATCTGATTATCGCTCTTCGCCGTTCAAATGCTTTTTGAGCAGCTTCTTGTTCTTCTTGGGCTGTTTTCAACATGCTTTTCATGGTGTTATTGTTCTCCTTTCTTATCGGTAGACTAATCGCAATAGTGCAACTATTCCTATGAAAATCCACATTGCCGCCGTTATCGGCTTCATGATCTGCAAGATTTTTTTCTGAATGGATTTCTTTTTAGCTTTCCGCTCTTTATATGAAAGCCATTCTTCTCTTGTCATTCCTAAAATTTTGAAAAACTCCGTTTCGTCCATTTCTCACCTCTGCATTATTTTGCGTAAAACTTTACGAAAAGCCATTGACAATTTTCGTAATTTATTCTATTATTCAAGTAACCACACTAAATAATTTTTTACGAAGCATTTTTGTTTTCCGTATTTTTTTACGCTACGTCTTTACTTTACCATAGAATTATACGGAAGTCAATACTTTTTGCGTAAAAAAATACGCATTTTTTGGAGGAAGTAATGGACACATATGAACGATTGAAAGATTTATGCAAACAAAAAGGGGTTACGGTTGGTCAAATGGAATCCGATAACGAAATTACAAGAGGCAATGCGAACAAATGGCGGAACTCGATGCCAAATCCTAAAATGTTAATGAGATTATCAGAATACTTCGGTGTATCTACTGATTATATTCTTACCGGTGTAGATAGCGGTGCATCTAAATATAGCTATTATGACGATGAGACGGAACAGATCGCAAGAGAACTTCAGAAGAACAAAGAACTACGGGCAATCTTTGACGTGGCAAAGGGAATGTCTAAAGAGCGCTTGGACGCTTTTTATAACTTATTAAAAGACTTGAAATGAGGTGATGTATTGGAGGAAAATGTGAAAATCGTATTTAGACCATTCGACTGCGATTTTCGCGGTGCCGTCCTTTGCAGGTATGAGGATGGCGAAAATTATTACACTATTGTAATAAACGAGAATCTATCGGAAGATGCTCAAATACGTACAATCAGACACGAGATCGCACACATTGCTCATAACGACTTCGACAGCGACATGCCAATCGGAGAGATTGAAGCTATTAGACATTTAATTTAGTATGGAGGTGTGAATAATGAAAAAGGCTTTATCATTTATTTTATCTGTTTTCATAACGATATCAATGACAACTCCAGCTTATGGATATGGGCTGGAAAAACCAAACATAACATACATAGAATCGGACGGAAACTGCGTTTACATTGAATGGACTAATATTTATGGCGCCGAAATATACAACGTATATCGTTCTGAAACTAACAAGTATGACTATGAATTTATAGACACAGCAACTAGCAATTCCTATTTTGATTCAAACGTAGAATATGGAAAAAGGTATTATTACCAAGTCCAAGGGGTGAGCACCACAAGTTTTAGTGATCCAAGTGATTCTAAATCTGCAAAAATTGTATGGACTGATAAGCATTTCCCTGTTAATGATTTGGGCAGACCGGAACTTACTACATTTACGGACGAAGATCAAGACTGTATATGGCTTCTTTGGGACGAGATCGAAGGAGCAAATGTATATTACATATATAGGTCAACCTCAAAAAACGGACCATACGAGTTAAAATATTTTGAAGATGAAAGCGTACTAACGTTTGATAAAAACATTAAAAAGAATAAACGATACTATTACAAGGTTCAAGCCTTATATTTTGATGAAGAGAATGGGACTGTGCTAGGCGGAAAGCCTAGTTTGTGGAGATCTGATATAATCACAAGCAAAAGAATTGTAAAAAAATCAACCAAAACTGTATCAAAGCCCGTTAGTCAAACAGTGTACGTCACAAGAACAGGTTCAAAATATCACCGATATGGTTGCCAGTATTTAAGACAAAGCTGCTATTCTATGAGCAAATCTGATGCAAAAGCGCAAGGATATACAGCTTGTTCAAGGTGTTGGTGATATGGAATACATAAGAAAAACATTTACCTTTGAGGGTAAACGGTACACTGTCAGAGGAAAAACTGAAAAAGAAGCCATTATGAAGATGGCGAATAAACTGCGGGATTTGGAGGAAGGCAGCGTTGTCATATCGGGGAATACTTCGGTAAAAGATTGGGCATTGAAGTGCGTGGAAACATACAAGACCAACCAAGCTGATGCTACAAGAAAAACCTATTTGGAAAAAATGAATTCTGTCATTTTTACGAAAATTGGAAGCAGGACACTAAAATCAATAAAACCTTTTGACGTGCAAAATGTGATGAATTCTTTGCAAGGTTACTCGAAAGCCTACATATCCGATATTTATCAAATGCTTAGGTTTATTTTTTCAAAAGCAAAAACAAACAAACTGATTGCTGACGATCCAACGCTAGATTTACAGAAACCAAAAGGAACAAAAAAGAACCGTCGTGCGCTCACAGAAAGTGAAGAATACCATTTTCTAAAAGTGTGTGAGGAAAGTGACAGGTTTTTGGTGTTCATGTTAATGTATTATTGCAGCTGTAGAACGTCAGAAGCAATCAACATTATGGGAAAAGATATTGTGGCAATTACAGAAAACGGAGAGAAGTACAACGTATTGCATATAAGGGGAACAAAAAGCGGAAATGCTGACAGAAAGGTCCCTCTTCCGGATGTTTTATACAATCGAATAAAAAACACGCCTAAATTCAATTACGTTGCAACTGACACCAAAGGTAACAAGTATACAAAATCAAGCCTTAAATGTGCGCTAAATGCTCTACGCCGCGAAATGAACATCTCAATGGGGTGTAAGGTTTTTCGGAATGAACTTATTCAACCGCACCCTTTGGCGGATGATTTTGTTCCATACTGCTTGCGTCACACCTATTGTTCAAACCTATGCAAAAAAGGAGTGGATATAAGAGTTGCGCAATACTTAATGGGACATTCGGACATTAGGCTGACAGCAAACATATATACACATACGGACAACTCTGCTATTGTGGATGCAGCAAAAAAAATGAGTGTGTGACGCTTGGTGTGACACTAAAGGGTTAAACCGTTGAAAAATAGCCATTTCTTACCGCGTTCGCAACGCAGAGGTCAAGGGTTCGATCCCCTCATCGTCCACCATAACAAAACCCTTGGAATTTCAATGTTTCCAAGGGTTTTTTCTTGACTTATTTTTGTAAATAATTTCAAATTTTAAGGCAAAAAAGGTGCTGTTTAGTGGTATTTGGTGTGACACTTGGTGTGACACTTTTTGCTTAGCATTTTTTATAAAACAGAAAAACCACCAACAAACGGTGGTTTTTTCTGTGAAGTGTGTGTATACGTGAAAAGCGCGTGTTTTATATACCTATTATATAGCAGATTCGTTTATGCGTCAAGAAAATACTTCGCTACTTTGTATTTCTTCCCATCAACGTCATTGATGAAGTTATCCGACATGCTGTAATAGAATTCTGTGTCTTCAGACATACCCACCATAGCCGCTGTGTCGTGATAATCGTTGTAGCACATATTCATCACCATGTACCATGAAACGCAATCAAAATCGCTTCTTTTTGCGCTTACAAATGAAGCGATTGTTTCCATCGACCATTTTTCGCCATACGGACGCATGCTTCTGACGATCTCTTTTGCCTTTTCATCGCAAATATGGTATGCAACTGCGCCAATTTCGTCCATGATACTTTCATAGCACGCAGGGTCATATCTTTTCAATCGTTCCATTCCGTTATTGATCGCATGGTGAACCCTATCCCATTTCGGCTCTTCTTTGCGCGAAATAAGACTAATCAATTCCATGTATTCCATTACTGAATCCTTTCTACCGTCACGATTGCGTTATTGACTGTGGCTGACGCAGACAGTCTGAACGACAACGCAACCTCTGTTCCGATGTTGTTTCTTACAGCCCGCACAATATCCGTAACGTTGAGTGTGATAAGGTCCGTTGCCGCTGCCGATGTCGCTCCTGCTGCCGCATCAGGAATAGCAACGCCGTTGTTATACATCTGCAAAGTGATGTTTCCGGCAGCTACACCAGTAATATTAAACATCGCGTCAATATCATACGCGCCGCATTTGTTTAAGTTGATGCGGTTATTCGTCATTGCTGTGTTGCAATTCGTATTGAAGATGAGATTCAGCGGAATATCCGTTCCGGCTGTTACTGCTGTCGCAGTTGTGATGTTTGCTTTTAACATTTTCATTCCTTTCCAAGACAACGGCGGGGAAACCCCGCCGATTCTTTAACCTATCGTTATACTAAAGTCGTCCCGGTCATTCCATTGCACCCATAGGCGATCGGTGCCATGTAATAACCATACGGATTCGTTTTCGGAATGCCGCATAATGCAGTCTGAAGCTGAAGCTGATTGATTTGGTTCTGCATATCAGCAATTCTGTTTCCAGTGATGGCATCTAAGATTTTCTGTGTCTGTTCTGTCGTGTTTGCATTGATTGCCGCAGTATTGATTGCACCATTGTAGTTTACGCCGTCAATCGCTCTCTGCGTCTCGCAGCAACATTGCGCAATCTGATTTTGTGTCGTGCCGAAGTTGCGAAGCGTTTCATAGCCAAGATTGGAAAGTCCATTCTGAACACCCATGTAATCAGACTGTAAGCTGTCATTCAATCTGCCGACTGAGTTGTCAAGGTTGTTGAAGTTCATAGCGTTGCAAAGTCCTGCCTCTGTGACCGGAGAGCCTTTTGCCCCGCCGAAACCAAACCCGCCGCCACCGATGAGCAGAAGAATCAGCAAAGCGAAGATCCACAATCCGGAGCCGCCGCCACCGAGTACGTTTGTATCCTTGCCGGTAACCGCGCTGATGTCAGCTAAAGAATAATTTTCCATGATAATACTCCTTTTCTTTTATTTATAAAATTGCAATTTTATCGAAGCATGCCAAGAATCATATCGGGGTTTATGCCCATTTCGTTGCATTTCTGATAAAAAACCTCTTGTGGGTTTTTACCGTTTACCATATCCATAACATCTTTGATTCTTGGGTCGCTCATTTGACTCAGCGCAGACATCGGGTCTTTTGCAGTCTGCATGATTTGTTTTATTTGACCGATTGCCGGTGCGATTTGTGTCATTTGTAAAATAGGATTCATCACTCTACCCCCTTATCTGTGAGAGACTTTTTGATTGTTTCGGATAATTCCATAATCTGCGCCTTTAATTCGTCTAATTCCGCATGATTTACAACATCAGCTTTCGGTTCTTGCACTTCCACAAAATCAAAAGCCTTTACCGTAGAAAATCCGGAAGCGTCTGAAGTTTTCAAATAGAATCTAGGTCTTGTAGAATCCATCAGTATGACTTGTTGGTTCGGGAAAATTCTATAAGCGTTTGCGCTCTCTATTCCATTGACATATTGAATGCCCTGTGTGTTGAACATGATTTTCTCCTTTTTTCTTTTATTCTGACACGCATACGCCCATGAGACAATTTACGAAAAAGGTACAAAAAAGGCATAAAAAAAGAAGGGGTCAGAATCGACCCCTTACAATACTTTCCCTATTTTCCTGTTTACACGTTGAGAATATTTCCTTGCTGTGTCTGCTGATATGTTGAGTGCTTCAGCTATTGCTTCTAAGGGAATCCCTCTTGACCGCATCTCAAATACTTCAATCTCTAAATTGACAAAATTGCAATTTTCACGAAAGAAGTCGAGTTCCGGCTTTGTGAAGCCACATACCCGCATGTTTTCTCCTATTCTTTTATCTCTTTCTTTACCTGTTCGTAGACAGCTTCAATAATTTTGTCTAATTCGTCGGCAGATACATTGATTTTCAGTTCTTGCAGCTTATTGGAAACAAACTGTAGGACCTCTGCTTTTTTCTTCTCACCTGTTTCAGACTGCATCCACTGTTTCGCCCATCTAACTGAAACTTCCGTCCAGTACATGATTGTTTCCTGCTTTTCTTTGCTCATTTCAGCCTTTGCAGCTTTCCATTTTGTTGTCACAAGCGGAATTAAAACACCTGTGATAATCAGTGTGCATAAGCTAATAATTACTTCCGTCCAGTTTACCATGTTACTCATCCTTTCCCTTTACCTTAATACCAGCCAATAACGCCAATTCAATCGTCCATGCGCCAAACCATGCAACGGTCAGCGCATCAGGAACCGTCTTATCCTTATAAGACAGCACCAAAACAACGACGGTGTACCAAATGATATTGACCATCGCCGCTATAACAAACTTAGTTCTTTTCTTCATGGCTCACTCCGTTCTTTAACTCCATGTGATAGATACGTTTTTCGTGGTTTTCAATTTTTCTATCCTGTTCATCGTTGTGATCCCATAAGCGCTTACGGGACAGACTGGCATGCTCTGTCTCTTCCTTGAGGTCGTCCTTGATCTTCTGCATATCGTCTTTCAGTCCCTTTACTGATTCGTTTAATGATGTGATGCTTTTTGTCAATTCCGTCACGCCACTTATTAACGGTCGCGCCAACGCCCAAAAAAAACCGAACAGGCTGCCCAATGCGACAACTAACATGCCAAGAAAATGTGCTGTATCCATAACTAAATCTCCTTTATATACTCTCTGATTCCCTTGATTCTTGCGTAGCCCTTATCGGTTTTTAGCCACGTCCCTTGCGGAATTCCGGTTACATACTCGCTTTTTTTCAGCTTTCCTGCTTTGGGTGCTGTAAGCGATGCCTTTTGTCTGATATTTACCGTAGAAAGCACTCTATAGGTCCTTTCTGCGACTTTCGGACAATAAATGAACCCTTGCAGCTTGTATCCGGTAAAGTATGTGTACGGCGGTTTTAAGGTCATTGTGCGGAACCGGAACTTCTTGTAACCGCTCTCGCCAATTACAATGGAACCGTCAGACTTGATATCCTCGACAATAGCAACATGCCCTTTGCCCTGCGCCTCACCACCGACTTTCGACCAACAAATAACGGCTCCAAGTCGTGGCGTATCGCCGCGATCGTAGCCGTCCTTGATGTTCTTATACCAGTTTCCCGCATTGCCAAGAGAAAGCTTCGGTGCTTTGCCGATAATTTCATACCATCTGCCCCAAGCATACGCTGTGCAGTTTGGCAGTCCGTACCCTGCGCTGTGGAACGGATTTTTCCTCGTCCACAACACGTTATTCGGTGCGGGTGCTTTTAACCTTGGTTTGTACATATCTTCTCCTTTCTAGTACGGACTGTGTTTCGCCGTACTAAGCGCCAAAAATATTGCCCTCTTCTGCGCAGTACTGAATCCGCTGTTTTGATTAAAAAAGGACACAATTTCGTCTTTGCTGTAGCTTCCGTTTCCGTTTGCGTCTATGACTTCTGCCACTTGGTCTAATTGATCAGGTGTAACGCCCGATTGCTTTAGCCAAGTTGCACGCTGAACGGCTCGTTCTGATGTCATAACTGATGCCACATCCACAGATTGACCATTATCGAGTAAAGCATATGCTTGACCGATAGACTTCTTGTACCCACTGTCCTTTACGATGGTTTTTGCAGTATTTACATCGTCCAACGTAACACCGCGTTTCTTTAATTCTGTTGCATCATCAATCGCACTTTGAGATGTCATAGCCTTTGCTAATTCCGGAGATTTTCCGCTTTCCAAGAGTGCATACGCCTTGGCAACGTTGCTGTCGTAGCCTTGCACGATGCTCTTTGCCTCTGCATAATCTTCTTTGCTGATGCCAAGTTTCTTGAATTTCTTTTCATAGCTTTGCTTCTGCTGTGTATTCATTTGCGTTTCATATTCCGGATTATCTTGATACGCAGAAACAGCCGATTGCACCCTTTGGCTTGCGCTGCGGGCTATCTCATTCTTCTGTTCTCTGATTGCTTTGATTTGACGATCCTTTTCTGCTTTCGATAGACCGCTAGACAAAATCTCGCGTTCTTGCTTAGACAAGTCGGATAATTCCTGTTGAATAGCACTGTATGTCTTATTTTCGACATACGCTTGACCTTTGCCGCCAGTCAAGATTTTTTCGTCATTCGCGGCACGTTCCGCATTTTCCTTGTTATCGTAGAAATCGGAAACAACGCCCGATGAGAATCTAGGGTCTGCGGTGAACCTGTTGACAAATGGGTCTATTGTAGCACCTTTGATTCTTTCTCCTATACCCTGCAGCTGCGGGTCAGTTACCGCTTGACCTACTTGCCCTAAATACCCTCCGAAACTGTCAAGCAGATAATCGACTTTCATCGGACTTTTTAAAGTGTCTGATGGTATTCCGAGGTTATTTGCCACATTAGAAATCCCCTTTGCAAGTCCGCTTGTCGAGTAGTCATATTGCAGCTGCGGCGAAACATTTTCAAGATTTTTCGGAACGATAGAACGCCCCGCAAAGTCCTTGTTCTGCGGCAAGTTTAGGACAAGCGGAGAAAGAACATTGTCTGTAAGCGGATTCGGAGGAAGAAAGTTTGTTTTTAGTGTTTCCGCGTATCCGTTCCAAGGGTTGGCTTCTCCGCTCAAATATCCCGCGATAACGTCCATTGATGATGCAAATATTGACCCGTATTCTCTATTGAGCGGGATTTTGATAAATGTCTTTGCATTTCCGCTCTCATCAATCTCCCCTGCAAGGTTTGGAATGCAGAAGTAGTTCTGTTTGGTTCTGTCGTTAAGGTCTTGATAATGCGGGTTTGACCAGTTATTTACCATTAAAAGCGCATACGGAACGCCAACGACTTCAAGGCTCCTCGCCGCTGTTCTGACTGGATGTGCCTTGGCTGTTCTAACAAACTTGTCAATACCTTGTACTGCCGCATTGAGGTAAAGCGTCCATGCGTCAAGGAATTTTGTGACCTCTCCCGCTCTCGAGAAGTTTACTGTCACTTCCGCTGATTCTGTCAATGCCCTTGCTGCATCTCCATGCGCTTCCATAGAGGACATAAACTCTGCAAATCTAGGTATGGATTCTGTTGCTTCACCGACGGAGCCAAGGACTGTTTTCATGCCCTCCCATATATTCCTAATAGGATTTTTGCTCAAAGACAAATTCTTTTCAAAACCCTTATGCGCCTTGATATATCCGGAGGACTTACCGCCTAAAGCAAGGTATCTTTGCCACATATCGCCGTTTGTTGCCATTTCCTTGATGCCTCTGAACATATTCTTTGTCGTTTTGAGCATTCCATATTCAGATTGAATCAAAGCTGTAGGAATATCTCTTGCGGCATTCGATACGGCGAACAATGGGTTATATCCTGTAATACCGGCTTTTAATGGGTTCGTAAGGGACTTTCCGATGTTTGCAAACATCTGCATTTGCGGCGAACCAATGACATTATCAAGTTTTCCAAAAGCCTCCGCTAGGTCCTTGTTGATGTAGGCTGTGACTTTTTGACCGTTTTCCATTGCGGATATGGTGTATACTTTGGAGTTTACTTCTTTCAACGCTTCTTGGTCTGCTAATGACAAAAACTCATCAATATCCGTTCCGCTGATTGGTGAAGTTTTGCTCTTAACGATACCAAATCTTTTGAGATTTTCGGGGTCTTTCCGCAGCGTGTCAATAACGCTAAGATACATGTCATTTTTTCGTGTTGATTTCACAAGCTGCTGAACCTGTTCCATCATTGCATCTTCAATCGGCACTCTGTCAAGCGTTGTACCAGCTTTGGCACCCTTTGTTCCGGCATCAACGGCGAACTTGCTTCCGCCTACTCTAACGCCCTTGTCTTTCATAAAAGCAGGAACATAGTTTGGATACATGTCGTTCATGGCTTTCCATGCCTGTTCGTTCATTCTTCCTGTATCAACAAGCCAAGCATGGGTGAATTTCCTCCAAAACGAATTTTTATTGTCGTTTAGTTGTGGAAATTCCGGATTATCTTTAATGATCTCGGATATTCTTTTCTTTGACATGTCAGGCGTCACATTAACATCAAGCGGCTTTCCTTGTTCCCATCTAGCTAAATTATTAAGATGCTGTGCATATTCGTTGAATTCTTTCGATTTTTTCGATATTGGCTCGAAGACTTCTCTGAAAGACCGATCATCAATAACATTTCCTTTAGGGTCTACAAGATGGTTAGAGAATATATATTCCGCAGTTCCGCTTGCGCTTCTTGTCGCTTGAACCGCATCTGCCGCGCGTCTGTCTCCGGATGCCTTGGAAAGCCTGTCAATCTCGTGCTGTTGGTTTACAGTAGCTTTGTAGAATTTATCAAACTTCCCGCTTGCGTTTTCCATCGCTTCTTGAACAGTTTTGATGTCCGGATTGACAATTCCAAGGTTTTGTTTCCCTACAACGTCAAAGCCCCCGACCTTTGTCTCTTTGCCGGAAGGTGTTACCTTGACTTCTTCGGCAGCCTGTTTGATAGGCGGAGCAATTTCAGCGTCCTTAAACGCTTGGTTCGGTCTGGCTACATCTGCACCAAGGTCTTTTAGCTTGACATTATTTTGGGAATTTGATATACTTTGATTAAGAGTTGATTCTAAATCGACTGCGGTAGGTTGTGGACCTACGTCGGCAGCCGATTTTGGGATTAGCTCTATTTTTTTGGCATTGTGCGTCTTCCCAGATATCTCAACTGAATTTTTAACGCTATTAGCTGTTGGAAGTTCCATTTTAGGATCGATTTTGACGTTTTCGGCCTGTTTTGCTACGGTTTTAGGCAATTCTACCTTTGGTGTGACTTCGTCCTTTACAGCCTGTTTTACGACTTTTGGAAGTTCTTTCTTGACAGCTTTCTTTGAGCCCTTTAAGGCTTTTACCACCGGAATTGCTTCCATGACACCGCCAGTAACAGCATTGATTCCGGCATTGACCGCCATGTCCTTGGCAAGTTCTTTGCCTTTTTTGCCCTCGCCTCTTGCCAAGCCTAAATCCATCGCAGTACCAACAGTAGCATCTGCGATTGCGTTCTTGGTAGCACTCTTTAAGACCTGTTTTGTAGCTTCCTCGCCGATTTTCTTGCCGACTTTGCTCGCAACGGCTTTTTCGGTTGCTTTTTTGCCTGCTTTAGTAGCAAGTACTTTTCCTGCAGCCTTTGTAGTCGCTTTTTCAGCCGCCCCATAGCCAGTAGCATAACCAAGCATTTCGCCTGCGATGTTTCCTATTTTCCTAGATTTTTCAGCGGTCTTTGTAGGCGGCTTGATAATTTTGCCGCCTTTTTCCATCTTATCGCTAAGTTTTTTCCCCTTTACGATGCTGTATGCTGTACCAGGAAGCGAGGAATTGACAAATCCCTCGCCCAAGCCAGTATAGAATTGACCGACTTTATCATTCTTAAATCCGCCTTTTCTGTTGTACTCTGCTTTCTTCTCTTTGGCAATCTGATCTTGCACCTTTTGTCGTTCTGCGGTCGGCAAAAAGTCAGATTTAATGTCGCGCCAAAGCCAGTCAGCTTGCTGTTTGACCTTTTCCTTTAAGGTTTTTTTCTTCTTGTCTTGTCCGGATTTCCCGAATTTCGATGCTTGGCTGTTTTTCTTTGGCAGAGGAATATCGGTTCTCTTGACTTTTATATCGCTTTTCTTGATTTTACTGCCGAATTTCGATGCTTGGCTATTCGCCATCGGCAGAGGAATATCAGTTCTCTTTGCCATGTAAAACCTCTATCGCTTCTTTGTTTTGCCTGCAAAACTTTGTGCTTGTTTGTATATTCCGGATAAAATACTGCTGCTGTTAGACTTGTTCGGAGTAGAACCCCAAACCCTGCTATAGTTTGTGCTGCTCGTGCTGCTAGGTTTCTTACTAGTCGTGCCATACGTTCTGTTACTCTTGTTACTCTTGTTATTCTTGTTATTCTTTCTATTATCCGTAACAGTGTAACCCATTGCCTTTGCCGCCGCAGCAGCCGCAGAAGAGTTATTGTAGTGCAGACGTCCGTCAGAATCCGTCCACACATAGTTCGGATTCCTCGCTTGAATGTTCGATGATACCCTATTATTCCACGCGTTTACCTTGTTCTGTTGCTGTTGCTGCAAATAGGTCTGTAGTGCAGATAACTCGTTGTTAAGCAACTGCTCACGTTGATTTTTCAAGTCTTCCATCTGCATTTGACCATACCGCTCATCAATAGAAGATTGTCTAGCTTGGAGTTGAGACATAAGGTCAGCTAGGTTTCCTTGGTACTGACTTCCAAGCTTCGCAAGTGCCTCTTGCAGTGCCGCATCATTGCTCGCCAATCCGGACGAATAGGCATTTAAGATGCTATTCAATGCTGTTTCACTTGCCCCGCCTGTGATTCCTCCGGAAGACAACTGTTCAGCGAGTTTGTTTTTATTCTGCCGATATGCAATGTACTGCTGTCTTGCCGCATCACTAGCCGCTTGGTTCGCTTGGTTCACCCCTTGGTTATATACGTTGCTAAGCTGACCCATGCTCGTATCGTAGGAACGCTGAATTCCATTCAAAGCCGCATCCCATTGGTCTTGTATGCTTTGATCTGGTTTCAAACTATCATAACCAATAGGATTGATTCTTCCGCTTGATAATGCATTATAATATCCTTGAATTACATTGTTTTTATTATTGACCAAGCCACCAGCCAAATTACCGACAATTCCTAATCCAAATCCACCCGAAGACGTTCCTCTTGATGGAGAACCACCCGAAGGTGTTCCGCCCGAACTTCCTGTTTTATACAGCTTTCTAAAAGTTTCGTTTCCGACAGTATTTCCGTAAGAGTTTGACCCTCCAGTCGCTTTTTTATAAGCCGAAAGTGCCGCAGATGTGTTTTTACCCCATATGCCGTCAGCACCGCTCTTACCGACATTGTATCCGGAGTTTATCAGTGCATTTTGCATTTTTCTGACTTCCGACTTACTCATGTTATTTCTGTTGTAAATTTTAGATGCCATCTTATATCCCTTTCTAAAATTTTTTTATAATCGTGTCAGCTTTTGATGCCAAAAACGTGTTATATATAGATAACCCCGAAACACAAAGATTTTGATGCATCTGAATCTGATGTGATAGATTAGTTCATCACATATCGTCAGAAGATTTAACAAATTGTGTTTTCGGGGTTATTCTAAAATTGAGTGAAATACTCACCATCTGCCAGTTCCGGCGGCATGCCTGCCTTGATGCAAACATATCTCTTGACGCCGTCTGTGTAGTAATAGTTCTCGTATACTTCCATACCAACTTTGAACCTAATCGGCTTATCTGCCGTTCCCTCTGCGTTAGGGTCAGCTTCTTCAACCCACGTTATGGCTCCACCAGCTTTTGCTTGGTGCGGAGTCCATTTATATCCGGGTCTTGGTGTGACGATAGACGGCTTTTCCTCAATAGTGATGCCCACCTGTTCGACAATGTTGAGTGTTGTCTTACCAGCTCTAATAGCCTCTTTGATTGCTTCAAATCTCTCCGTCTGTCTGCTATCCATTGATCCCCACCTCTTTCTCCAATTCGTCCAAAATAACGTCAACATCACCAACTGGCGGTTTCATAAATTCTTCAATTTGTGCCTTTGCGTTTTCCTCATAGGAAATGTTTTTGTTAGGAATAAACGGCTCGTATTGGTGAACATGAAACAGTGAATCGTTTCTGTCATAAATGTGATATCCGTTGTCCTCGATTACATAGTATAAATCTTTTTCCATTTTTAACCCTCCAAACATAGTATTTTTTCTCTGACAAAAAAGTTGCTATATAAACCATTTCCTCCATCCTGTATTCTTGAATACCCAGATAAAAGAGTGAATTTTCCCTTAAACATCAAAAGGGCTCCAGAACACGAATAGTAAGGTGCAATTATACTATTATCATATGTGTTTCCTGATGTTATCTCTGCAAATTGTGCGCTCGATTTTGGAAGATACATAAAGTGGTTATCATCTATTAAAAAAGGAATGTTTTGTAACGATTCATCATACAGTGGGATTTTATTTAAAAAATCAGTAGAATAATCACTCCAAGACGTTCCATCAAATCGCTTAAAGAACCGCGTTTCTTCTGATTGTAAATTATTTGGATAATTCAGTGCGTATAAATAACCCTCTCTAACGCCATACAGAACATTGGAATGGATAAAAGGGGATCTGTTTGTTACAAGCGTGATTGAGGAACCATCAAATTTGTAGTGATAGTACTTGTTAGTGTTTTCTTCATAGACTCTAACAAAAAAGTGCAAATCACCAGCATATTCTATCGCCCCATAGGTACTATATATCGCAGTTGGAACAGTTGCTACTTTTGTAAATGACTTTGTATCTGGATTGAATTTCCAAATTTCTCCATTTGGAATTGATGGGTTTGAACTGTGATACATATAGATTGTATACAAACTACCTTTGTATTTGCAAAAATAATTGACTACGTCAGTATCATAAGGCATATTACATACAACTTCATGACCTTTTTCATCAAATTTTACAAGTAATGCTTTAGTTGCACCTGATGAACCAGTATGTAAAAATCCATACAAATACCCATCAAGCTCAACAGGCTTTCCATAGTATTTGCTTTTTGCATTTAATATAGTGTAATTGTTTATAGTCGGAATTTCTCCAACATTCAACCAAGATTTCTTGATTGTAAGATTCATGTCCTTTAATACTGAACCGTCTATTGTTATATTTTGACCGCCTCCGCCGCCACTTGCGTTGAACCATGTATCCATCTATCTCACCTCAATCTTTACTTTTAATACTTCTTCTAATGGGGCAAACGTCATTGATACTTCTCCGTTCGTTACAGAAACAGTTTCCGGTGTAACCTTATACTTATTCGTATAAATATCAATGGTTGAATTTTCTGTAATGGCTGTATTCTGAAACGCAATACTTGTACCGCCGACTGGAATCGTTCCAATATTGACACTCGGCACCCTTGCTTTTTTATTCAATTCTGCCGTTGTGTCGTTCGGAAGTTTTGAAACTTTGTTCTTGTCTGTGTCTGTATAGTCATTCTTGGATAGATTTTTGCCTGCAACTTTGTCGACCTTGTTTTTCAGGGCGTCTGTGGTGTTGTCAGGCAGATTATCTACTTTTCCTTTGTCCGTATTGTTATAATTATTCGCAGACAATCCCATTCCATCGACTTTGTCTACCTTTGTGTCAAGTCCGGCTTTCAGTTGAGAAGTCGTTGCATAATCTCCACCTGATGCCTCTCTCGCCTGTTCCATGTAGTACTTGGCGTTGTCAACATCTTCACCTTCTCTTGTTCCTGTTCCGCCTTTTGTATAGGACTGCGCCAAAATAGCGGAATTGTCTGCCGCGTTTGCTCTTTGATTTGCTGTCGTTGCGGCGTTCCCTGCGCTTGTTGCACTTGCAGAAGCCGCATCTTTTGAAGCCGACGCAGATTCTGAATAGCCCTTAGCCGACTGCTCAAACGTGCTTGCGTTGTTTGCGCTTGCCTCTGCCGCTGTCGCGCTTCCTGCCGCTGAATTTGCGCTTCCTGCCGCCGCAGAAACATATCCCTCTAAGGTTGATACTGCCGCAAGCGACAAATGGTCTAGTGTGATAGAGTTCGGTTTCACACTGATGATTACAGAATATTTCGGGTCTTCCGTAACGGAAATCGTATCGGAGTTATTAAAGGTGTATACGTTCAGTAATGATGTGACATCGGTTTGCGTATAGGTTCCGTCTTGATTCGTTATCCGAAGATATGTTTTTCCGTCAATTTCCATTAACTCGAAACTGGCGGGAATCTTTTCGAGGTCGGTATCAATTTCAGTTACAGTTCCGCTCTTTGTAGTGATTTTGAATTTCCCGTCTCCCTTTGTGAAACTGATAGTCTCAACTAAATCATTCGTTTCTTCGGATATCTTCGCATCAGTCTCTGCCTTTGTGTAACGGGATGCAATATCATCTGCGATGCTGTCAAGCCCAAGAGTTATCAATAAATCGACTAGTGCATTGTGCTTATCCATATTCAGCTGCGGGAATTTATCGAAAGCGTCTTTGTTCTGCTCTACGGTTCCGTTTAATCTTCGCCCCGGATTGGACTTGACATAGGTCGCGTTCCGCTCGCTTTGAAGTATTTTTACGTCAGATAGTGCCATGCTCTACCCCCTGTTCTTACTAAAATTGCCTACTGTGTAGGTCTTTGTTATCTTTAGAATCCCAAACGGTTCATAAATCGTGTTGTTTTCAACCACAATCTGAAGCCGCTTGTACTTCTTTACTTTCTTATTGAAAAAATCGTCCTGCGCTGTTTCATTGCTGCTGAATGTGAATCGTTCAAAATCGACCGGATCCCATGAAAAAATATCAGCATAGAATATTCCAAGCTTGTTTTCTCTTTCTCCATCAGCAATCAGCGTGACCTCGGCTGATGTTCTATCATATGGCAACAACGTGAGCATAGTTCCTTTTTTATTTAGTGTCTTGAAATACTGCGGCATACCATCATCGTCTAGCGTGGTAGCCCATCTGCATGGAATAGCGACCCCGTCTGTGAGTATCTTTTCTCCTAATGTTGTTGTGCTCAACACCCCATCGTCGCAATACGCGGTCTTGTCTTGGATGTCTGTATTGAATTTACAAAGAACACCGTCTGCGGTACCAAACCACAACTCGTTTTCGTAAACATGGAAACAAGTCGCGGGTATGTTATCCCAATAGTAGCACTCATACGAATAATTTGTTGTATTGTTTGTATCATTTGCCCTTTGCCGCCCATCTAGCACATACGCGTGATTATTGACAGCCAAAATGTAATACCGTTTCCACACGATAGCACAAGCCTGCTCTAGGTTCTTCTCCGCTATCAATTGTTTGTCAACGTAGTATGAGCGGTTTCTCAGTACGTTGTCAGTCGTTGCAAACACATTTGTGATTGCAAAGATTCCGTTCCGCGTGAGGAATAGCGGGTCGTCACCCAATGATGCAAATGTCTTTGGCGCGATACCGCCCTCTCCACCCATTGTCGGCTTGACAGCAAAAAACGTCTCTCCGTTTAACGTCTGTCCGTATGCCAAATATACAGTTGTCTCTGTGTTGGCATCACCTTTTACAACAGCTAGGTACGATGAGTATGTGTGAAGCCCTACAATGTCATTGCCATCTTGACCGGCTACAAAGTAATTGTTGTCTGGCCAATAAGTAGGGTCCTTGATGCCTGTGTAGTAAACCCTGTTTTTATTCACGCCGCCTACAGCAAAAATTCTATCTGTTGTAGAATATCCGTAGGCTTTTGTGATAAAGGTCTTTAATAGGTCAACTCTTGCTTCTTTGTACTGACCTTTATGTATGACTGTCTCAACTCCGTTGATAGTCTCTTTGTGGTCTTCTTTTGCGTCAAAATTCTCAAATGTGATCTTGACGTTGTCTTGTCCTACAATAACCGGTGCATGCACAGCCTTAAACGTGATTTTAGGCGCGCATACAGTAAAGTCCACTGTGTTTCCAAGTACGTCTCTGCCCTTTAATACTTTTGTCTCACCAATAGTGTAGTCTGTGTCTTTCGCTTTGACCTCAAATTCTCCGTCAGCATTCATAACCTCGACTTTGATAGAATCGGCTACGATGTACTTGTAAAAGTCGCTGTCAGCCAATTTCTGAGGCACAAGGGAATAATCTTTTGCTGAACTATTTCCTAAAAACGAGAATGTTCGTTTCGGCGTCAGAAGGTTGACGCCCTCAAGAGCCACCCCGCCTGTTCCGTCCGGATTTCTTGATATGGACGCATCCGGAATCTTTGCTGTCCCTGCGGCTATAACGTCCTCTGCAGCTAGGTCTTTGAATTTATACAGCTTCGCATTACAGAACGAATATACGGTATCGTCAAAAAGAAATAAGTCCGCGCGATCTAATTTATCGTATGAAACTAACGTAACAATCGTTTCAACACCATTCTTATCATAAATCGCATAGATGCCCTTGGCTGCAATTACATACTTCACAGAACCGACTTTTTCTTTGTGCAGCATAATCTTTTCGATTTTCCCTGCGTTCGGAATTGTCGTGACTTTTCTCCATCCGGTACGTTTAATCGGATTCCCGCCGTTATCGGATATCAGATTGACCATATCCGGACTTCTGCGCCTGTTTACTTCTGTACGGTCTCTCGAAAAATCAGCGCCTCTTAGATTTTCATAATATGTATGCTTGTATGACGGCTGTGCAGGTATTTTTAGTTTCATAATCTCAACCCCTGTCCGATGGTGATTCTCCTCGTCGAGTAACATGCTTGCTTGATCTGATTCATCAAATCGTCATACTCGTTGTAGTAATACGTCGCTTTTGTCAAATCATCGTCAAGCCATACATAATGCGATGCTAGAAGTTTGATTAAAGGCTGAACAATAATCGGTAACTGAATCTCGAAATCATCTTCTGTATCTTCCGTAATATCTGTTATCACCGGAAGCGTCCATTCTTTTTCATCGGTCGATAATTCTGCCTTGAAATACGCCTTTAATGGCATGACTACCGTCGTATTGATTACACGGATTGCATGGTTCGTAGCGTTTCTCACAATAGACGCATACTCTTCCATTGCAGAATCGTCCTCAAAGCCAAGGTCTCGAATCTGTTTTTTTATTTCTCCCCACGTCATAGCTTTCTCCTAAAAAACAAAGGGGGCATTCCTGCCCCCCCACTAAGTTACGGCAACTCAATAACGGACATAGACGCCTTTGTCGAGGACGGAACAATTAAGATGTAGTCCTTGTCCTCGCCGGATACGTTCTTGTATCTGCCATCGTCCAGTCTGATTGCCGCTGTCTTTCCTGCAGCAACCGAGAATGCGTCAAGGTCTTTTACTCCTTGAATGCCGTTTCCCTGTTTAACAGTAACAGTAACGGCAGCAGAAGCGTCCGTATTCTGCACTAAAACAACTCTTTTCCAGTCACCGTTTACTGCAGGCACTTGAAAACCATCGGTCGTACCGGCTGTAAAGGTTAAAGTTCCCCATTCGTTAAGGGTTAATTTGTCAGATGTGATTTTTGTTTTTGCCATTGTCTATACCTCCTATACCCACTTGCCTACGATCAGTTCTTTCGGTCTTGCGATGATTCCATCATACAAAATGAATCCCTTAACTGCATCAGAGAAGAGTTCCTGCGGTCTGTACGGCTCGATGTGCGTCATCGGATTTACAAAAGCAATCGCTCTGTTGGTCTTCAGCTGTACCATGTAGTTTCCGGAAGAATCTTTCGCGCAGTTGTTGGATTCCTTGATCGTGATACCGTTGTATCTTCCTACAACGCCGTTTTTCAGCATTGCGGAGTTATCGGTATCAAGGTGTACATACGCCTGCTTCAAAAGCATTACATGCTTCGGCGGAAGCGTCAGGGTGATGTTTGAATTTCTCTTGACATCGTTCTCCAGTAATTTAACAAGCATACTGTCGATTGTTTCAAGGATGTTTTCCTTTGTGATAGTCGTTGCAGCAGAGTTGAATACTACAGCCTGTTTATTTAAGGACATATTTGCGATGAACTTATCCATCTCATTTGCGAGCCCTTCCGATGTTTCTTTGGACAATGCTTCCATAACACCACCTACAGCCTGTCTCTTGTCGATATCATCAACTCTGTAGTTGAAGTATGCAACCTGGTTGATATTCAGAGTGATGGACTGGTCAGCAACTTCTTCTGCTTCGCCAAGTTTAATCTTCTTACCAATCTGCGTTGTGATCGTCGGCTTGCCTACACCAAGGATTCTTACGGAGTCGCCTTTTTGCTTTACGTCTCCCTCGTACTGTCTGTTTGTATCGTCTACAAAAACGGTGTCTCTTTCTAACTCTCTGTTAATGGATTCCGCCCATACGGTCGGAATAAAATTCTGATATGCCATTTGTTATTTCTCCTTTACCATTTGCTCATTGATTCGCGGATTTTGTCATAATTCGCTTTCACTTCCGCAGGAGACATCGCTTCAACTTCCTCACGCGTGTAATAATCGCTTTGAGGCTTGTCGGCTGTTGAGACGTTCCCAATGATGGGAGGTTTCTTGGGCGTTGTGTTGCCCTTGTATGCCATCATCATTTGAAATGCCTGCTCTGCGCCCATCTCGCCCATTGGATTGAATCGGAACGCTAAATATTCCGGTCCTAACTCGTCAATGGACTTGACTTCTGGGTGTGATTTCTGAATCTCGGCTAAATCCGCATCCATTTGTGCTTGAGCCTGCTGCTCTAATAGCTGCTGCTCTAAATTTGCGTTTCTGTTTTGGAGTTCAGCAAGCTGCTCATGCATCTGCTGCTCTGCTCGGACTTCTTCAAGCGGTCTTTGCGTTGCGTAAGCCTGCGCCTGCAGCGACTTATCCTCACCATCAAAAAACAGCCCTAAAGCATCTTCATACTCTTTGGACTGTCTCTGTGCTTCGGCTAATTGCCGCGCAAGCTCTTCGTTGTGTCTGCGCATCTGTGCAAACGCTGCATCCTGCTCTGTTCTGACCGGTTCGGCGACTTCCGGCTCTTCTTCGCCTAAAGTTTCCACTTCGTTGTCCGGTTCGGCGACTTCCGGCTCTTCTACGCCTGATCCCTCTTCTTGAGAGACTAAAGTTTCAAATTCCATACTATTTCTCCTTTTTGAATATTAAAAAACAGCCTGTTGGGCTGCTTCTTGACTGAATAATTGTTGTTGTACGAGTGCGATCGCGTCCTCTTGCGGAATTCCTTGAGACATTAAGTCTAGCACTTGTCTTGCGAAGTTTTCTCCGCTTTGTGCTTGCTGTTTCTGCATCATCGCTTCGCGCTTTGCAAGCATTGACCTTAATTGCCCTTTAGGGACCGGGCCATTGTCCGGCGCGAGGTCTGCATATTCCTGCAAAGATAACTGCTGACGGTCAAACATGTTGTCAAGCCACTGCTGATTAGAAAGCTTCGTCCACTGGTTATCCTGTGAAACGTCAATCCTAACCGTAGGCTTCAGATCTTGCAACTGCTGTTGGTCGATTAAAGTCTGCACTTCTTCGCCCATATCGTTTGTAGAGGTCACTTCGATTCCCTCCGGATGGTAGGCAACCCACATATCAAACCATAAGAGCGCCACATCTTCAACAAACTGTTTATACCTAGCAACATTTTCGTTTAATGTTACCTGTGCGCTGTCTCTGACTGCGATAATCGCTTGCCCTGATGCCTGTTCCGGATTGACATTACCCATAGCGTAATCACTGGCACCGGCAAGATCTTTTGTGATTTGCAATAAATCGTTTTGCAGACTATTCGCATCGCTTGATATGTTTGTTGCGTTGAGGTAGGAAACTTGTTGGGAAACAGACTGTGCACCGCCGCCGCTGACCTCAATCGGCTTTCCAACTGTGTCTAAGTCCTCCGGATTCTGAACGGTCGAAGAATCATAGGCAATTCTAGGGAACGCACAAAGCTTGACTGTGATTGCGCGTCTTGCAGCTGTTTTATTTAACTCCAGTTGGTTTGGAATCAGTTGAGCGACTTCCGAAACACCTCTAGCGTCATAAGGAATCGGTCTCCAGATCATTGAACAAATCGGGTACGAATGCAGTCCGGTAACGTCTCCTTGGATTGCATGCATCGGTTCGTAAATGCACTGTGCAGTAGAACGTGCGACTTTTACAATCCCGTTCTCTTTTGTCATGTAAAGAAGCGATGTGACCTTATTGGAAACCTCATAGTTATTCAATATAACACCATCGTTTGCATTTGAATTGTCGTCTCCTACAATCAGTTCGATGTCTTTTTTCGGAATACCGTTATCCTTTGCAATTTTTCTGACAGCCTCAACCTCTAATCTCTCACGAATGATGATAAACGGCTGCTCTTGAAGATCTGTTATATTCTCATCTCCAAGCAAGATCGACGTGTTCGGCAGAATCTTCGGCGGCATATCGGTTCTGTCACTTCCCCAATACGCATATGCGTCTCCTTGAATTGCTGCTGCATTGATTAAATCCCACGTTTTGGAATCCATTTTGGACTTTTCCCAGTTCTTTGCGAAGTTTTGGTTCAGAAGTTCGTATATCGGCTGTAAATCGCCTCTGTTCTCAATATCAGAGTATTTAGCCGTCATGGAGTTCTGCGAAACGACAGCAACCTTGTACTGAACAATCGGCAGGATAAAATTGAAAATCGGAAGCTCTTCACCTCCGGTATTACATCCGACCCACTGATTGCCAATATAGAAGTTCCAGTTTCGCTCTGTTTTCTTGACAAGACCTTTTTTATCAAGATAATCTTTGCATTTTTGGTACTTTTGCCATATTTTGGTGTAAACTTTATCTTGCATTTATAACTCCTTTTGCCCTTTGGAAGAACCGTCGTAATTATTTACATTTTCATACAGTGTGCTGTAATATTTCCTCTTTTTTTCTGCTTCTTTGTTCTCTTTTGCCTTTTTAATCTTCTGTTTTGGCGTTTCCAGCTTGATTTCCGGCTTGTTTGTCTCTCTTGCACCGATGTTATAGCCCTTTATAAAGCAAAAGACGCTCAAAATCGGCGTCAGTACGGCTAAAATTAGAATTGTAATGTCAGATAACATGAATTTTGTCTCCTTTGTCGAATCTTTTCCCTTTTTTACGCTTTAGTCCAGGGAAATTTCGCTCTAAAAACGATTCTTCTTTAATTTTTATCACTTTTGCGTCAGAGTAAATGAATTTATTTAGAATCTGCGACATGCAGTCTACTTGGTCGTCGTTCTTTCCGTTCGGAAACGCCGCGCATTCATCGACAAAGTCTCCGGTAAATGGTTTATTCTTCGGCAAAAAGCAGTTTCCGCTCTCAATCGTACCAATTACGGCATTGACACGAGAAACTTTTCCGCCGTCCGGATTGACTGCGATTATCCCGCCCATATGCGTCCTCAAATGCTTCACAATCGCAGAACCATTTGCCTTGTCCTCGATGTAGGTTGTCTTGCACATAGGATACATGCCCCTCAACCTTGTAATCTCTCGTATCGTGGACGGCATATCAAGGTGTTTTTTCACTGCGTCAATCAAGTAAAGGTCAGCATTTGTCTTTCCCCACACTTGAATTGCCACAAAGTCGTTGTCGTCTCCGTCTTTGAACGCCGCATCAACGCTCATCGCCATTTTTTCAATATGGGGTAAGGTCTCGTAATACTGCCACCACTCACGCTTGATTATGTTGCCCTCAAGCCCTGTTGGATGCCCTTGGAATAATGCGTTCCATGACCTTGAACCACCTAAACTGGTATATGACTTCTTGAAGTCGGCAAGCCAAACATTGTCCTTTCCAATCTCCGGACACAAAGCATCTCCGACTTTTCTGCCTAAAATATCATCCGGTTCTGCTTCTAAGGGGATATTGACTACTTTGACGTTTTTCTCTGTCTCAATCAGTCTTCCGGCAAGGTCATCCTCATGCCAGCGCGTCATAATCAAAATGATTTTCGCACCGGCAGCTAGTCTTGTCTTATAGGATGAAAGCCATTCATCAAATACTCGATTACGATAACTTTCGGAATCCGCCTCTTGCTGTGTCTTTACTGGGTCATCGATAATCATGAGGTCGCATCGCCGACCAGTTACACCGGACAAAAGTCCTCTGCTTACCATGCCGCCTCTATGACCTTCAAGTTCAAACTCTGTCGCATTGGCAGGTGAACCGATTTTCACTCCGAAAACCTCACCGCCGAATTCTTTTATCTTCTGCAAATTGCGTCTGCCGAATTTCTGTGCAAAATCTTCAGAGTAGGAAATCTCAATCACCGACTTCTCGGGGTTTCTACCAAGATACCAGCTTGGCAGCGTCTCCGTCACTGTTACGGACTTCCCATGCTGCGGGGGTGTAGACAAAATTAAGATGTCATACGCATGCCCGGTGTCCTCTTCCAAAAAATCTTGCACCGTATCGCACAAAAAACGGTGGAATTTGCTCACTTTATAGCCGTTATTGGTGTGTTTTACATACGCGCAGTAATCCGTCCTTAAAACGTCTCTATAGAGCCTTAAAACATCATTCATTTTTCGCCTCTAATAGTCTTGGTCTTGAATATCCGAGTTCCTCAAGGTTCTTCTTCGCCTCATCAACACTGGATGTGTCCTCAACCTTTACCACCCTGTCTTCTCGCTTATCCGCCCAATCGCATAAATTCTTTAAGGTGAATATCGCACTGGATGTGTTATAGGCGCCAACTAGAGCCCCGTCACTTAACAGATCTCCTAGCATAGATTTATATTCGCTCTCCTGCGATGGGCTCATATTCGCTAGGTGGTCCCGCATGGACCTCCTAGAAATGCCCAGCCACATCGCTAGGTTTGTAACGTTCGGCACAATCGGCATTACGCCTGTTTCTCCGTCCGGTCTCTTAAACTCTTTCACGAAATTGTGCTTTCGGATATATGCACAAAATCCCTCGAACGCAGTCAATATCTCGTCGCAGCTTTCAAATATCTTTTTTTGAAGCGGTTCTAAATTATCCCTCATAGAGTAAATATAGCCCCACATCGCTTTCGCTTCTTTCGTGAGGTCTTTATCCTCTAGGTTTAATGGGTTCGGTCTAGCTTGATCATACTGCTTATAAAGCTGGTCTGCTCTACGAATCGCTTTCTTCGCATACGCTGCCTTGTTCTTCTCTTTGATCTGCGGTCTTACATGCGGAACAAACGGTTGAACAACCAGTTCATCGTTCCTTGGTCTGCCCCTCTTTCTCTTTTCATCAGCCATTTTGCACCTCTTTTCAGTCATTTTGTATATTTATGCACAATTTTCGGATACTTGCCCGAGGAATCGTGATACTTTTATTCGTTTTCGTGTATAATTCTATTATTTTTTCGGTACTTACACTGCTTTTGACTAGTGGGGTCGCTACGATGTTGGTGTGAGGTGTAAGTACTCTGTATAGGGGACACGCTCGCGCGAGTGGGGTCATTTACGATTCACCCCCATCGGGCACCCTGCCGCACCCCCTGCCCTACTATATGTAGTGGTCGAGGGGCAAAACAAGCGGCGGGAAAGAATAAGGGTATTTCTTCCACCTCCTACGATTATTGAATTTTCAACGATTGCTGGCATAATGTAAAATGTTGTAACTATTCCGATAACTATGATTTAGGGAATAGTTGAGAAGAAATGAAGATGTGCCAGTGATACATGGAAAGCGTGTGCCAGTCGGCTTTTTGGGCGGGAAGCATCTATACGAGCCCGGTCCATCCCCGTATTCAACCGAAATTGCGCTACATTTATACGCACGAAAAAAGACAGCCTGTATAGAGCTGTCTGTGTAAATATAGTTTTGGTTTACTGTTTAGGGGTGTTCCTGTATAGTTTCCCCCGATTCCGGCGCCGTCATATGCATCTGGCCGGCGTTCCTATATATGCCCTATGTCGCGTCTATATTGGTCGGGAATGCAGGATTCGAACCTGCTAAGCTATAAGCGTCAGATTTACAGTCTGATGTGCATCTCCCGCTGCACCGATTCCCGATATCTACGCGCGGCTGCGTGGATCCGGTAACGCGTCCTGCGCTCCGGGGTTGTTTGTTGCGGCCGTCATTCCCCCGATCGGTGACGCTGCGCTGTTCTATGTCATCCGCCCGCCTAGGGGGCGGCAATAACCGTTGCCCCCATTGCGGGGGCGTTGAAAGGAGGTCAAAAAACAATGAAAAACCTGTTTTCCCACTACTATTGTACCACATTTCCATAGATTTTTCGTCCGCGGAAAGTCCGCATTTTTCAACGGTTTGCGGGTTTTGCCGAAAAAAGTTTGAAAAAAATTAAAAAAAGGTGTTGACATCATACCCGACGGTATGCTATGATGTGGATACAACGAAAGAGCGGAACGGCAAAAGCCGATCGAAAGGAGAAAGAAAATGAAGAAATACGTTTTTGAGGAGTACAGGGACAAAGCAGGTGTCGGAAGTGAAAAGATTTTCGACACAAAAAAAGAAGCTGTTATGTTCGCAGAAAGCGAATGGAAATTCTTAACGGAAAATGACAAAGCGTCATACTTAAACGACGCAAACGGAACTTTTCGCGTCTACGAATTAGAATTCTCGCAGGAGCAGGCAGAGGATGAAGATTTGATGCTTAGCGAATTGTGGTATGCTGATGTGTGGGACGCATTGAGTGAGGGCAGATAATGGGAAAGACATCTAGTGAAGCCAAAGCCCGTTGGAAAAAAGCCAACTACGCAGAATACCATGTGAACTTGCGAAAAGATACCGACAGCGACCTAATCGCGTTGGTGGAACGGCGAAAGCACAACGGCGAAAGCACAACGGAGGTTTTCCGGGACGCACTTAGAAAATTAAAAGAGGGTTGACCAAAACCCTCAAAAACATAGCATACCCGACGGTATGCTGACCAAATTAAAAGCCCATGTAAAGAGAATTGGGTTAAGTTTTGTGAGGCAAAACGAACTTGTATGTTGTTAGGGGTTAGAATTTAGGAGGTTCAAAACATGAGAAGAATTAAATAAACGGCGGCACTAGCCGCCCCGTCTGCCGGTACAAGTCCGGCACTGATGAGCAAGAGCGAAACGGAGGGAAAAATGAAAATTAGAAGTTTGTACATAACTGCTAGTAGAGCAGTTGCAGCACTTGCAAAAAAGTGGGAAGTGAATCCTGTATGGGTATGGGATTTGTTTGAATATGAATTCGGTGTTATAAAAGGCTTAGGCAATCTGGTTTCACAAGATGAGATCAACAGGGTTGAAAGCATCATTTGTGAAGAAATCATTCATGACAGATCATGAGAACGGAGGTACAAAATGAGAAAGGTATTAAGCGCGATTACGGTAATTCTGATGGTTTTTACAATCGCATTAGCTAGCCATGTATGGACGATGCACCATCTGAGCATCGAAACCGACGGCGACGGTGACAGCGCATTTATCACCTGTGCCGGTCTGACATGGTTCTATGGTATCAACGGCTATGCCATAGATGCAGGCGGAAAAATGGTTGATTTTATCTGTGATTGATGATAGAATTACGAAAACAGGAGGACGAAAAGATGAAAATTATGCAAGAAAACGGAAAGATCGTTATGGACATTACAATCTCGCAACCTCAGAAGAACGGTGATGTATACAAATACATCACAAAGAAACGTTTGGGTGGAAGTGTTACCGAGGACGAATTTCTCGGTCTCAATGCCCCGGATATTCTGGTCGAAATATCCATGCCAGAGCTTCAAGGTTCCGAAAAACAAATTGCATGGGCCGAAGACATCAGGATGAATATGATTTACAATTTTATGCACGAAAAAATTGAGATGAATGGTTGGGTATCCATGTTAGATCAAGGAAAAGCAATGGGAATCAATACGTATCAGGAGTTGTTCGAAGCACTGATGAAAGCGAATTTTCCGAAGTTGCTGCAAGAGACAAAAGCAAAAGAGATCATAGAGAATAGATACGCAATAAGGTTTTAGGTGGGAAAATGAAAAAATATCATGTTGAATACGCAACACCGGAAATGGTAAAAGATCACGGTGGATTACACGATTTGAGTTGGGGAGATATTAGTGATGCGATCGACGCTGAAAGCGAAGATGAGGCTATTGAATTAGCGAAGCAGTCACTAATTGATGATGGATATGAAGAGAATATCGAAGATGTTTATTTTCGAGCAAAAACTATTGACAAAATTTATTGAAAATGATATTGTGATAGTGTCATACCATGCAGCGTTGTGAGTAGAAACATGTTCAATATTTTATGTATTGCAAGATGTCATGTCGAAAGGCATTGTGAGTAGAAACTTGTTATGATTTTATTGAAATCATAAATGACTGTCACGCTGTATGGTATTGTGAGTAGAAACATTTCTTGATAAAGTATCTACAAAGAAAAAAGCAAGGCATAACACCTTGCTTTTTTCTTATAGATTATTTACCTTGTAATCGGCGATTTTACGGAGTTTTTTTCTCAACTTGCTCAATCTGTCATAGGTTGCAGTTCTGTCGTATCCTAGGGCGCTTTTGAGGTATTCGAAGTTCTTCGTTCCCTTCTGCTGCGCGATGTACTGGATCATCAGCAGTTCGTCTGCATCTAAGGCAGCTGTCAGATTTTTATAGGCGTTCAGATATTCTTGGTATTCTCTGATCTCCCAGTCGATTTTTTCCCTTCGCTGCGCTTTTTGCACTGTCGGGTCCGATATTCCGCTGCCGCGAACATGGGAATAGTCCATGCCGCCGGAATCGGCTGCAGCTTCTTTTTCGGCGATCAGTTCCGCCAGTATTCTGACGTTTTTGTCATAGTCTGATAGGAACCGGTCAACGTCGAAGTTATAGTATTTTTCTACCATGATTTTTCTCCTCATATTGCGCTTCGAATATATGCATCATATCACAAAATCCTTGTGTGATGTCTTCTATGTCGTATTCGTAATATACGAGTTTTTTCGGATATGAAAGCGTAACAGCAGCGCCATCTTTTTCGATTACTAAAAATATTAAATGTTCGTGTTCATCATCGACAAAACGTGTTTCTATTTCCTTTTTTTTGCAATCTGATATAAAGTCATTTATCGCATTGTAGAACCGTTTTTCCGTTTTGTCACATTTTTTGCGATATTTTCTACCCATATCAATCCTTTCTACCGGATAATCGGTGATATCGTTCTCGGCTGTAGGCAGTAGCCAAACCACGTGCTAGGTTCGCCTTATATTCAGCCTCTTTTTTGCGTTCTTTTTCTACTGTGAAAATCGTGTAATCATCGCAGGACGAATGGCAGCCTATTTCCCTGCGTTCGCATCCGTAGCATGGTACATTCATTTTAACTCCTTCATGACTCCTTTGTAGCAAATATCCGGATATTCTCCGCATTCATCGGGCGAAGCTGCGCAGAACTGGCAAATATTTTCCGGCGTCAGTTCTGACGGATCTTTGCACTTTATCCAACCGTGTAGGTAAGTATCTTTGGTCATCAGAAACTTGTTGCACATAGCTGCTACTTGAATAGCTTCGGCAGCTGTTTTTAGAGCAAAGTTTTTCAGATTTTCAACGCTTTTTCTTGGATTCTTATCTCTCTTCACGTAGTCCCACATAGCTTGAATGCAATACCCCATTGCTTTTACGTTTTCTTCTGTTTCTTCAAGCTCTTCTAGGATCACCGCATAGGCTTCATGGTCCGAATGAAACAGTGGATATTTCTCATTTGCTTCTTTCAGTTCTTCGTCTGCTAACGCTTGGATTTTTGATAATTCAGTCATCGATTTTCCTTTCAACTAGTTCCATAATACAATAATTCGCAAGGTCTAGCAATGTATCGTCGATGGATTCATCAACGTGCTGTTTGCCTCCGTTCATTAACGTCTCTAGGCGGTTTAGTTTGTCGTTTAGGCGGATTAAAATTGCGTTTGGATACTTTCTTCGTACCAGTGCAAAAGAATCGCCGTAATCAGCGTTTTTTGCTTTGTATGTTTCATGCAGCATCTGACAAATGTCTGCATGGACATCTTCCTTGATCGGATCCGACCCCAGCGTTTTTACATACTCTGAAAACTCTTCTTCGTCCATCGCGTTGATTCTCTTTATTTCTTCATTCAATTCTTCCTCACTCAGAACGGATCCCAAAAGTTCCCGGACCCAAATTCTTGCAATAAAGCTCATTCCTGCTCACCTGCCTTATTCAAGAAATACTCTGCTACGCATTTTTGGCATGGTTTATTTTCATAATTTCCATCATTTTTCGGCTGATACTTCAAATGAATATCCTTCGGGATTTCATCGCAAAGGAAATAATCTACTCTTCCTAACTTGACAATATATTCTGCCATTAGTTCAATGGCTTTTTCATACTGTTTTTTGGTTTCTAAATATCCAATAAAGTATGCGGAACTTCCTTTTGCGGTTTCGTATACAGCACAGTGTGTTGCATCCATTTCATGGATGGTTCCATGTGTCCATGCTTGACATGCCCATTCATGGATGCAGCTTGAACATGTCTTATCGCATTTCTTCTGTTTCTTCATTCTTCCTCACTCCAATCTATGGCTTGCCCGCAGTTCGGACAGTATTTATGCGTGTCTGTTCCCACCTCGTAGTATGTATCGCAGTTCGGACAAATCCATGTGTCGTAAACTAATTCCCCTCTCCAATATCCATCGCCCTCAAAGCGAGGCTTCTTCGGAATTTGCTTTTCCAGCGCTTCCAGTGCCATTTGCACAGCGCATGGTTTTTCGTCCGTATGTTTACAAATGCCATCCATGCACCCTAATATGTTATAGCAAATATTTCTACTAATGATTTCTATTGCTTCCTCATATGTCATTCTGCCTCACTCCAATCTATGGTTTGCCCGCACACGGGACAGTTTCTGTGCCAATATGGTCTTTTGATTGCGTCCATTGCAACCTCTGCTCCGAATGAATAATCGCATTGCGGGCAAAAAGCGTTGTAAATCGTGATTTTAGGTTTTCTCGGTTCCTGAAATCCTGCCGATTCCGCACACAGTGTCAAAAATTCGATGTTTTCTGATGTTGGTCTGATCGTTACCGTGTTGCCAAATCTTAACTGATCCACGATGCCTAAACCTATATCCATCGCTTCTTCATACGTCATTCCTGCTCACCTGCCTCGCATTTCTTTCATTTTCTCTAAAAACGCTTCCATTTCCTCGATATTCAGTCCTACAGGAAGACCTGTAAATCCATCTTCCATTGAAAAAACGTTTATGTCATGCCATATTTCAATCTCGACTATGTGGACAAAATCATCATAATCTTTCTTGTAGGTAACTTTGTATTGAGATTCGTCCACTAAATCAAATCCTAGGGCTTTGATTTTTTCATTCATTGTCATACTCCTTTCATTTTCAGCAGTATACGCATGTTTTGTTATACTTCATTGCTTCTAAACCGCTGCCCGCATTGAGGATAAAACACAAAATCATCTGCCACCATCTCTGACCGGAACGCTTGATTGCACCTCGGACATTCAAAATAGTGTCCTTCCTCGTCTACGTTTACCGGTGGCATCGGTACTTGGTACTGCATCAACTTATCAGCATACTTGAACATGTACTGAATCTCGTACTTTGTCGCAGCATGCCCACCTCGCTTGATGCTGATTTTTCGGATCTCATCAAACCATTTCATTGCCTTTTGCGGTGTTAAATCATTCTTTTTCGGTGTCATTGTAAATCAACCCCTTTGCATACGGCAGCGTTTCAACCCATTTGCATAATTCACGCCATTCGTCAAGCTTGTGGTTGCAGCGAGACTTATAAATGTTCGCCAGAACCTCATAGTTCAGCATAACTGTCCGCTTCTGATTATAAGAGCTCGGCAGGAGCTGAATCATCTGCCACCAATATTTCTTGTCTTTAGTTTCAAGATATTTATCTCTTGCAACATTCATGGCAGAAATAATGTTATCCATGCAAACCATCCAATGCTGCTCGTCGCAATTGTCAAGGTGTTCTATACTGAAATTTTCGCGTTCAAATCTTTTAGCATGAATCTTGTGCATAGTGGAGCAAGAGTTAGCAACCGTACCGACCTTGTATGTGTCAAACTCTTTCCACCAGTACAGCGGAGCGGTGATATCCAAATACACGGTAATCATCCGCATGAACTTGCGGTGATCTGTACCGGCATTTCTAAGTTTTATCATGAGTTTGAGGTCATTTGGACCGATCATATAGTGGGGAATATCACAGTTGATATTGCACTCTGGAATCGCTGAACATTTTTTGTCGCCGCAACAATATCCACTATCACTCTTCTCCCAACTGTTCATCGGATTCCTCATTCCTCTAATGGCTGCTTCCCATCCGAATACTTCTGTTTTTTCAATCTTAATCACATCTACACCTCAATACCTGTAATTTCCTTGAATATCTTTGCATCAAAATTTGGAATATCTTGTACGATTTTTTTAGCCTCTTCCGACATCTCTCCCCACCAATTCGCCCATGCTTCTTTCATAGTGTATTCTTTCAGATAACCACAAATCATTTCTTTTTCTGGGTCAGCTTTCTTTTCTTCTTCTGTGTATGGAATCCATTCTGTCAGCATGAACGGAGCACTGCATAATGCTTCATAGTATCTGCTTCTGTAGAAATCTAGCAGGCTCATTCCGGACGGTCGATTGAATATTCTAATATTCATATCCGGCTCGGTACAAAACACACCGTTAGAATCGTTGCCTGTGTTCCCGTAGCCTGTGTTCCTGTAGCCTGTGTTACAGTCGCCTGTGTTCCTGTAGCCTGTGTTA